CCTCGACAAAGTTGTTCTGCCCAGAGAGCAGCCGTTGCAAGCCAGGACTGTCCAGATTGATGTCGTGGGTGTGCGCTTTGATCTCATCCGACTGAGTAGAGCCGAGTACTCGACCGGCATCAACACCACGGCCGTTATCCCACACCCGGTGAAACTCACCCCGGTCATCCATCAGCTGGATGGTCTTATCAGCGTCCCAGTCGGCCTGCGCGCTCAGGCCCCTGCCACCAGCCACAGGGCAGATACTGTTGTCGAAAGCGTCCCAGAGGAACAGGTAGAGCGCCTCAGCCGCATCACCGGCCAATGCGGTGGCCGCGCTCGCCGCACTACCAATGGTTTGGCCGTTGAGGAGAAGCCATCCGGCTGGCACAGCGCTTCGATAGCTGTACTTGATATCGCCAGTCTGAAAGCCATTTTGCTGTGCAATAGCCATGACTGCCTGGAACCACTGTGTGAAGTCATTGCCGTCTAATGTAAGGCCAGCTTTCTCCACCAGGTTGATCGCTTCACGCGCCATCATGTTCGGCCAAGCGGCTGTCATGATCGTTCGAGGAATATCCAGCACCGGGTCGCCGTCGGTGAACTCACCGGCCGGCGTTGGGTGCGCGTCTGGATTGGTGTACTTATCCATACTCAATCACCTCACAGGTACGCCGGCATACGACGCCAGGCGTCAGCGCCGGGGCTGGCATCATCCATGCCCCAGTAGAAGGTCAGGCGGCCAGTCGTTGCGCCAGTCACCACAGTTTCGACCGCGCTGCCGTCAGACTCCTGGACAATGATGTCCAGCGCTACGCTGGTGTCCTTGACGATCTCGACGATGTCGCCTTTCACGGGATTCGGCGGCAGCTTTACCGTCCGGTTGCCAGCGGTGCCACCGACGATGTGCGCAATTCGCTCGCCTTCGATCATGGTGATGGTCGCCACGTCATAAGGCCGCTGATATTTGCGGGTGACCGCTTGATGCAGCGGAATCGCGACCCAGTTCAGACTGGTGTTCGTACCACCGTAAATGGCATAGGCATCACCAGCGCGCAGCGTGGCGGGCAGCGAGGTGATGTTGGCGCTGGCACCGGCGTGGGTGTCGGTCCAGGTGACGGCGTCAATGCCGTGCGTTACGTGGAGAATGATCGGTGCGCCGAGCACTTCGCCAAATGGCAGCTCGATGGTAGCCGCCGCGATAGTGTCGGCTGTATTGGTCAGCAGATTGATAACGTGATGCGCTTCAGTCAGCGCGATCGTGCCGCCGTTCGTAGCGGTGATCACCTTGAGCTGGTCGGTCTCGTTACTGTCACCCAGCAACACCAGGTGTGCCGAATCGTCGCTCACAGCGAACCAGCGCAGCACCGCTGATTCACCCTCATTCAGATGCAGGCAGGGCGCAGTGGGGATGGCATCGTTGCCAGCTCGCCGGAAGCCGCTGAAGGTCATTCCGCCGGTGTCTGTACAGCTGAAGTAAATCTCTGCCCCACCTGCGGTGTCAGCAAACAGGTAGATCAGCCCGCTGGCCTCATGGGTGTTGAGCCCGCCAAAGGAAATGGAGACATCACCGGCGACCAGGGCCTTCACCGCCTGATGCGTTGTGTACTGTGCCTGGATGGCGAAGCTGTCGCCGTTGTTCAAGTCCACTTCAAGCGGCTTTAACGGCTGTGAGAAGGCACGCACCTTGTACCAGTCCGGGATGGCGCCGCCGTCGTTGAGCTGGTCAACGCTGACGCCCTGGTCCCAGCTGCTGGAATGATTCGGCAGGTAGATCCAGCGCACGTAGCGCTCTTCTTCATACGTGCTCGCGCCATTGGCGTTAACGATTGGCTGCACCACCATGCCTGGCCACGGCGTCACCTGATGCCAAGTGGAGCCATCCATCACAACCAGGTCACCTGCCGAGAAGCCAGCAAAGTCACCGGCCGGCGTGGAGCCGACAATGACGCCATCGCCGTCTTTCGGGTTCACGTCGTGACCCGTGGTTGCCGGGGCATCGTTCGAGATGCCCCACACCTCCCGGCGATCCAGGAACTGGCGGACGATGGGCTGCGGCGTGTCCGCGATTCGCTCATCCGCGATGGCTTCAACGTCCTCAATCTGCACGGGATTGGGGTCCGGGTACCGGGTGACGATCAGGTCATCCATGCCGTCGCGCAGCTCAACGATGTCGCCAGCCTTGGTCTCCTTGTTGCCGAACAGGCCGCCGGCCGTGACGTGGTAGCGATACAGATCCTGAGCGCCGGCCGGGAGTGACGGATCATCCACTTTGGCGAACGGTAGGCGGCCACCTGCAGTAGTGCCGAAATCATAGTTCAGCGGCGCGCCCAGAGTGGGCGTGGCGCCAGCAAAGCCGAGAATGACGCCCGGCGTTAGGCCTGCTGATTCGTTGCCGAAGTCTATGGTGACCACGTGGAGGGGCTTGCCGCCGGTCTTGTCGACGTAGACCTTGCCGGTGGAGAAATCAATGCCCAGATAAAGGTCTTCGCCAACGCCCGGCGCGACCCAATCAGGGTCTACCGATGAAAGCAGTGTCTGCACAGGGGCTGAGCCATCCGCAACATGAAGCAGGGCCACCGTTCCCATCTGGCTCATCAGGTAGATGGCATACGTGCCATCGCCCGGCGCCGTGCCGACGCCGTTGAGAGCACCAACAACGTCAGACGCCGAGCTGCCAATCTGTTTGAGGGCGATGCCGAACGCACCGAGGTTGCTGCCACTGGTGTCAGGCACACGAACGCGTCCCCAGCGCAGTCCATGTTTGCGCGTTGCAATGCTGCCAAAGGTCGCGGATGAGGGGGTGCCGTTGAGCACTTCCAGGGGCGCTTCCGGGGTGAGGGTCTGGTTGTTGGCGTCAACCACGGCTGAGGTACCACCAAGGTCATTAGCCGTGACGGGCACGATGCTGGTGATCGTGTTGGTCATGTCCCAGTCGCCACGAATCTCTGCGCGCGCCTTGAGCCAGTTGGTCCGGTTGGCCAGCTGCTTGGCCTGCAGGTTGGAAATCCCGTTTCCGTTTTCACCCGCGTCAACGGCGTCAGTGCGTTCCAGCTGATAAATGCCGGCCTCATACTGATTCTGTTCGGTGAGATTGGTCATGGTCAGACTCCGTAATTGGATGCGCCGTCGTAGTTGTAGGCGCCGTCGTAATTCAATGAGAGGATGCAGGGCTTGGTCTCGTAGGTAACCAAACCCGAGTAGGTCACTTGCCCCGCAAAGTTGATCACGGGCTGGCAGACAGGCTCACTGCCATAGCGAAACTTGAGGATGCGATCGGCTGGGGCCACGTTGCCCAGGACACACTCCAGAATGGCGCGCACCGATTCATCCGGCGCCGGGTCCACGTGGACATACCAGACATAGCGCCACTCATAGCCGCCAACAGGATCGCCCATGCCATGCAGGCCTGATTCAAACGGCGCGGCGTCTTCATCAATGGTGATGGATATGCCGTAGTTAGCCGCGACGGCCGTCATGTAATCGACACTCTGGCCACCTTGCTCTGCCAGGCGAGCACGGATGCGCTCAAGACGCTGGGCGTCGGTGGCATCATCAGGAAAGCAACTGCCAGGCAAGCCAACCGCGTCTTCCCACTCGGGCAGCAGCTCGCTGGTTCCTGTTAGCGTCATTTCACTGCGCAAGTCGTCCACGCGGCCGTGGATGCGACTGAACTCAATGCCAAGGGCGGTGAGCAGCGCGTACCAGCGGCTGTCCATCTCGCGCGGCAGGGCTTTGCCAGGCGGCGCCAGTGCCAGCAGCTGGTCGCGATAGGCGCCCGGCGTGCTCACAGGTCACTCCAGGTGATGGTGCCCAAAACCGGGATTTGATTGGCGGTCAGTACTGGCGCACTCGCGGGGTTGATGAGCGCATGGTCTTGCTCGCCGTCAGCCAGGCTAATGGCCTCATCGATGTGGCTGAGGATAGGAAACACACCTGGTGCGGCTTCGCGGCGATGCAGATCCTCCAGCTGCTGGGTGACGGCCGCTCGCACAGCCGCTGTGTTTGGTGAGATGGCAATCTCATAGTCCGTGGCATAGGCCTCTGGCGCGATGACAAACATCTCCTTGGCTTTTACCGGACGCACGTTGTCCACGTAATCGAAGACGGCCTGCAGCACTTGCGGGTCGGGAATTCCATCTGCCGTGGCACCGTAGGTCATAAAGCGAATCGTGATAGTGCCGATGCCGGCCACGTGGGGCTTTACCCATATGTCAGTGACCGCCGGATGAGCGTCGCGCACCCAGCGATAATAGTCACTCAGTGAGCCGCCCTGTGGCGGCTCCTGGATCCGCTGCAGGAGCCGCCCGCGCCAGCTGTCGGTGCTTTCCTGGTCTGCGCCCCCGGCAAGTCCAGGCACGGTGACAGTGGCCACATTGCTGACGCCCGCAATGGGTGCCAGCAACGTAAGTGTGGCGCCCGCGTCCACGTTGCCATCGGCACCGGGCGTCTCGGCCGTGACCGTCCCGGTGCCCGCTGCGCCACTGATGGTTATGTCTGCGTCCACGGTGTAGCGGACATCACCAAGCAGGTAAACCGTTCCCGCCGGCACCACGGCCGCATCGTTGCCCGCCACACTGATGGACCCGGATGCGGCGGTGGCCTGCAGGCGGCTGACACCAAAGATGGCACACCAGATCGTCAGAATGGATTCAATACGGGTGGTAGGTAGAAGGTTTTTCGCCAGCTGGTCCAGTGCGCCATAAAGGCCGTGGGCAACACCGGCGATCATCTTTGCCAGAACGTTGAGAAGGTTGCGCCGCAGCCAGGGATTGGCACCGCTGACTTCCGCCTCAATGTCGCCTTTAACATCGGCGTAGATCTGTTCTTTGGAACGGCGATTAAAGGCCATTGAGCTGCAACTCCCAGGTGTTGTCCCAGCGCTCCCCGGACTGGCGCTCGATGAGAATACGTAAGCTGAGGGTGTGGCTGCCCACCCGGGTGGCGCTCGCCTGCACGGCATGCGCCACGTTGTCCTCTATCAGCCAGGCCAGTGCTTCCTCCGCAAACTCCTCTGCCTGGCGCAGCACATCGTTGAGCGTCTTGCTGCGAGACAGGAGCCACAGGCGAGAGCCAATGGGGTCACCATCAAGCTTGTCAGCCCACCAGCCACGTTTGTCATCGTCATCGGTTACATCGTCAGGCTCCGCGCGTCGGTCCAGGAAAAGGCTCAGGATTACGGCAGATTCCAGGCCTTCATCGGTGGCCAGATCGCCGTTTTCAAGAAGTACATCGAACCACGTGGCGCTGCCGTCCGGGAGTGTGAACTGCTTCAGTGCGATCATGGTTGCGGTGCCCCCGGCCCTTGTGTGTATCCGTTGCCGGAGAAGGTGCCCCAGGTGTAGTAGTGCTCGTGATCCAGCATCTCCAGTCCATTGACCGTGAGCGACGTTGCGGCCGCAATGATGGGCGCGCCCAACGATGTAGACGATGTCATGGATCCAGTCGCAGACACCGTGCCGGTGATCGCCATATCTCCGGTTTGCTCAAATGCGCCCACCAGTTCCAGGTCGCCGGTGACTTTGAATGCGCCGGTGTGCTCCCAGATTGGCGTTTGACTGGTCACTTTGGTGGCGGCCACAATCTCCACGATCCCGCCCGTTCGCAGCGCCACCAGCGTCCCGTCGTGGGTGTACAGTGCTACGTCGCCGGCATTGAGCTGCACCCGGTAACGGCGATCGTCCATTGCCAGCACCACGGATTTGCCGCGCCGGCCGCCCACGGCCACGGTGATCGCCTCGGCGCCCGGCAGTGGATGGCTGCTGAATCCATAGTCCTGGAAACGATCCAGTGTCAGCAGCTCGCCTTTGAGCAACTCCACCTGCACCTGCTGCAGACCCTGAGCCTCATTGACCAGGCGCAGCACGCCGCGACCGATCATCACGCGCAGTGAGCGCGCCATCTGCCGGATGAGGGTGTTCATGGCGACACCTCCACATCCCAATCAACAAGAGGATCCTGCTGCTGCGTTTCTTCCGGTACCGGCTCCATGTCGTACACCGACGGCGGCACCAGTCGCAGTTCGGTGCGCCGGCCCTGGTCATCGAGCTGGAAGGCAACGGACTCAATCAGCAGCTGGGCATTCAGGCGCAGCGTTGGCGCCTTTACCCAGACCAGTGTGTTGGGTCGCCACAGGTCACCACCGGCATGGGTGTAGCGATCCGTCACCAGTGAAACACTCCGCGCCCGGGCCCGGCGCACGTTACGTTCCCAGCGAATACGGTCACGAACGCTCTCACCATCGGCCTGGTCTTCCGCCACAAGCAGGAGCGTGCGTGGGGCGCGACAGGCGCTGTCCGTCTCAGCCGTTCGAATGTGGGAAGCTGCCTCGGCATCGCCATACAGGTTGCTGGATGACTGGCCCATGCAGAGATAGCGATGAAATCGTTGCGCATGATTGCGACTGAGCGTCAGTTCGCGCACGTTGCTGCCTAACACCAGCGCCCCGGGCACGGCGACACGGCCGGCACGGGTCAGGATGATGCCGCCTTGTGAGTCACTCATCACCAGGACGCCGCGTTGACGCGCGCAGCGCTCGATGGCATCCCAGGCGGACTCACCGGGCTCAATGGCGAATTGAGCAAAGGGCTTTGACAGGTCGACGCCGGCATCACTTGCCACGCTGATGCCATAGGGCTCGGCCAATGCCTTGGCGATATCGACCAGGGTCTGGTTATTGAATTGCCCGAGC